AACCACCAACACCACCAAGAAAAATTATGTCTGTTGCATTCGGAAACAAAGCGTTCCTCGGTTTTGCTGAGGAGTCCACTTACGGCACATATGTTGCCGCGACGAAGTTCCTGGAGATCATGGAGGAAAGTTTCATTGGAGACCGTCCGTTCCTCTCCAAGCCTTCACTGCGTAACGTGTCGCACATGGAAAAGGTTTACGGGAAGGTGAGCGTCAAAGGCGGATTCAAGGCTCAGCTTGGGTTCGCAGGTTTCGAGCGGATCTTCAAGCACGCTCTCGGATCCAGTGGCACAACCGGAGCCGGGCCTTACACGCACACCGCGACGCTCGCGAATGATCTTCCCACCGGATTGAGCTTCATTATTGACCGTGACTCGACCGGAAACGGCGGCGACGCAACGCGATACTTTGGATGCCAAATCGACAAGCTGACCATTCGCCAGGCTATCGAGGAGATGGCGGAAATTGAGGTTTCAGTTTTTGGACAGAACTGGACAACTGGAGCAACTCCAGAGACCCCAACTTTCCCGACGCTCGATCAGGCCGATTGGTATAACTTCACATCCATTTCTTTCGACGGGGAGACGATCCCGTGCAAGGAGGTCGAATTCACCCTGGAGAACGACCTTGCCACCGACCGCTACCGGCTCGGGGCTTTCAACATTGCCGGATTAGGTCGCAAAGGACCTCGTAAGCTCAGCGGAAAATTCAGCTTTGAGCGCGACGATACAATGGCAACCGCTCTGATTGACGGCTACGTCGCGCAGAATACGCCGTTCACGATCACTCACACCTGGAGCAATCAGCTTTCGGGTGCGGCACTGCGCTCGATCACAGTGAACGCTAAGGGCCTCATGACGAAGGTTGAAGAGAACGCCAAGGACGCCGGTCCAATCATGCTCAACGTGGAATGGGACGGCTACGCAACCACCAGCAACAACGAGCTGACCATCGTCACTATCAACGGCTCCAGCACGATCTAAGGCGCATGAATCCGACAAGTAAACTGGTCACGTTGCCAGACGGAACGAAGTGCAAGGTGAGGCGCATCAACGCGTCTGACATGCTCGCATGTGGGACGATTCCGGATGTGTTCGCTGATGGTAAACCCGCGAGTAACGCGGACCCGAAAGCGAAGGAATTCGGGATCAACATGACCAGGGCCATCATCGCTAATTGCGTCGGGGCTCTGGTTCAGGCCGATGGAAAACGGATCAAGATCGTGGACAAGCCATTTGACTCCACAACCGAAAGCGAGATCAGCGTTGACGAATTCATGAGCACGGACGAAGCGAATATCCTCGTTGCTGAGGTGATGGCTTTGAGCGGATTCGGTCAAGCCGCGCAAGACGCGGCACGCCCCTTTCCTGCGGAACAAAAAAGCGAAGATAGCAGTTCACAGACTGGCGAGGCTCTACCGGTGCCTGCCGTCTGATCTGCTCAAGCTAAGCTTGCAGGACTGGTCTATAAATTGGCACGTCGCTGAAGCGGGGTGCGCGGAAGACAAAAAAGAAGCCGAAAGGCAAATGAGAGAAGCACGGAGAAAATGATTATGAAGGGCTCTTGGAAAACTACTACGGCAGGCATTGCGACCATCATCGCTTCGGCGGCAACCGCGTTGTCTGCAATGCTCGATAACGACCCGGCGACAATCCCCAACTGGACCGCTGTCATCGCGACAGCAACCACCGGCTTTGGCCTCCTGTTCGCACGGGATAACAAGGTCACTTCCGAACAAGTCGGGGCTAAGTGACACTCGCGATCCTGGGCCTCTTAAGCGCCGTCATCCCATTTGGGATCTGGTGGATAAAGAGGCGAATCGAGCGCAATGAATCACCCGAAGAAAAGAATCGACGAGCCTATGCTGAAATTGATTCCGACATCGCCAAGGGTGATTCAAGGGTTGCCTCTTCTCATGCTACTGACGCTCTCGATGAGCTGGACCGGCTGCAAAGGTCCGCGAGTCATAGCGGCGGATCAGATGGAAACACGCGTTGAAGCTGGCAAGTCATTCACTCCACCGGCTGACGGCTGGTTCATGAATGACGCACGCTATCAGCGATACCGCCGCGCAGTAGCGGACCGCATTCAGGAAATTCAGAAGGACACCAAGTAACCATGGCAAATGCTGTCGAGATCGTAATCAAGGCGCTGGACTCCACAAAGGGTGGAATTCAGTCGGCGGTCAAGAATCTTGACGGCTTGGCGTCCGCTTCAAAGGCGGCTGTCGGTGCGGCTGCGGCGCTCACCACGGCTTGGGGTCTTGCGGCGGCTGCTCTGATCAATAAGTCCATCGAGGCGGCTGCTGAGATGGAGCACTTGAGCAAGAGCACAGGTGTTACAGTCGAGGACTTCTCGCGCATCGCATCCATTGCGAAACGCGCAGACGTTGACCTGACAACGCTCTCGACCACGTTTAAGTTTCTGCACAAGTCGATTTCAGAGGCATCTCAGAATTCCAGCGGCGACATCGCGAAGATGTTCAACGTCCTGGGTGTGAGCGTTACGGATGCCGGCGGTTCAGCTCGTGGGGCGGCTCAGGTTTTCGCTGACCTTTCCCTGAAGTTCAACCAGTTCAAAGACGGGCCTGAGAAGATCGCTGCTTCGCTCGCGCTGATGGGTAAGGCTGGAAATGACATCTTGCCAGTGTTCGAAGAGGCCGGTGACAAGCTCAAGAATTTAGCAAGCCTCCCGGCTGCATTCACGACTGAGCAAGCCGACGCTGCGGACCGATTCCAAAAGAACATGATGGCGATGAACGAGGCCATCGGGAATTTTTCAAACGCGCTCGCAGCGCAACTCCTCCCGTATTTGGAGCAGGCATCCGTAGCATTCGAGAAGTTCTTCAGCAACCAAGCAGCCAATCAGGACATTGTAGACGCGGCGGTCACGTCGTTCAAGTTTATGGCTTCTGGGTTGCTCCTGATTTACTCAGGAGCGAAGGCGGTTGCGACGGTTTTTGCGACATCGCTCTACGCTAATCTGATCAATGTAAAAACCGCGTTCACGGCGGTCTGGGATACTTTGGCGGCCACATCAAAAGGACTGCTAGCTTCGGCAAAGGCTGTCTATAATCTTGCTAACGCATACGGTGGCCTTGCTCGCGTTGCGATGCTGCTTGCGAAGGGTGAATTTTCAAACGCGTTCGAGGCTTACAAGCAGACCGCCGATGAGGTGTCCGACCAGATCTTGCAGGTTGCCGATACCGTTGCTGCGGCTTTCTCGGATACGTGGAAAGCTGGCTCCGGAGCTGTGAAAGATGGATGGGACCAGACCGAGGCTGTTTTAAGCGGTGGTATGCAGGACATCGTCAATGATGCTAACGCAGCCCGTGAAAAATGGGACGCGATCTGGTCCGTGAATGGTAAGACCACGCTGAACATTGAGCGAAAGTCTTCCAGCAAAGAACCGACCGCAACTTTCCCGAGAATCAACAAGTCCGGAGCCATTACGGATGAATACGACCAGAAGCACGCGCAGTCTCTGATCAAGGCGATGGAGCTTGAGAGGCAAATGCAGGAATCTCAGTTGAAAGGCGCTGCTTCAATCTCCGCGAAATACGATGAGACTTACCGAAACCGAGTCGATCAAATCGCGCAGTTGACGCTTACCGAAGAGGAGCAATGGTCACTGATCGAGGCGGCACAGCAGGAGCACGAGGCGAAGCTTACCGAAGCGCACAAACAAGGTGAGTTCATCCGCGCTGAAATTGATAGGGCTTACCAAGAAGGAAACATTGCGGCGAGTATCAACCTTCTGAACACGGAGGCCGCAACGAACGAGGCTAGGAAAGCCAACAATCAAGCCTTCATCGACGTTTACACCCAGCAATGGCAAATCGCATCCCAGAACATCACGGGATTCATGGCGTCAATGTTCGGAGCGTTCAGCCAGAATTTCGGGAACGCTTTGGGTGAGGTGTTCAGGGACATCAACAGCGCCGGAGAGGCTGCAAAGAAGTTTGGTCAGGCCATGATCAACAGCGTGACTAATTTCATTGGGCAATGGATTGCGGCAAAAGTCACGATGATGGCGATGGAGTTGGTCTTTGGTCGAACCGTAGCGGCGGCCACAATCGGGACCGCTCTTGCGGTTGGCGCTGCATGGGCTCCGGCTGCCGCACTCGCATCACTCGCAACACTCGGAAGCAACTCGGCTGCAGCTAACGCTGCGCTTGCTTCTACGGTGGCATTTTCAAAGGGGCTCGCGGTCGTTGGTGGCGTGGCTCATGGCGGCCTCGACTACGTCCCGCAGGAGTCAACCTACCTACTCGACAAGGGCGAGCGTGTTCTCTCTCCGAACCAAAACGCGCAACTCATGGAATTTCTGAATGGTCAGGGTGGCGGCGCAAGCGTCGTTGAAGTCCACCTTGACGGTGAAGTCCTAGGCCGAGGCATTGGACGCCTAAGCCGTGACGGTAGAATGGTTTTGAGTGCATCAGCAATCGCTTAATCTATGGCCGAGAAAATGACGAAATGGATTGATCTGATTTACAAAATCTCCGTGATTGTTGGTGGGATTTTGATCGTGTGGCTCAATGCGACATTCGCGACTAAGGCCGACGTTAAGAACCTGGAGATGAAGATCGACGAGCTTAGCCAATCCATTGCCATCACGAACAACAACGCGGACCACTTCAAGCGTGAGCTTGGGTCAATGCACGACGTAGACAGGGACATTGAAACTAGGGTGCGCGCATTGGAGGGAAAGCGGTGAGAATTTTCTACGGCAACAATGCCACGGCAGGCCGAGTTTCAACGCTTCTATCAAGCGGCTCAAGCTCTGGTAATCCGGCGTCGAATGTCCTGCATCCATTTCGAAAGCTTCTCTGGACAACGGGAACCAGCACGGCCAACGAGTATCTTGAGTTTCAATTTGCGGCACCAGTCTCTTGCCCTGGAGTTGTGATTTGGAATCACGATTTCACGACTGACACGCTGACGCTGAAGGCTAACTCGTCATCATCCTGGGGTTCGCCTCCGCTGTCTGGGACGCTAACTGTCGATACCGTCATCAAAGGCACGTTTACTTCCAGCCCATACCAGTATTGGCGGTTGGAAATCACTAAGCCGACAGCAGGAACGATCCGCAACATCGGGGCTTTGATGCTTGGGAATTACTACGACACGTTGCAGGAGCCGGACTACGACGGATACCACGAAGAGAGCATCGACCCGAGTAAGGTCACGAAGGGGCTCGGCGGCCAAACCTACATTGAGACTCTAGACAAGTATCGAGTCGTAAAGACCGACTTTTCTGGCATTAGTGCCACGATGAAAAACGACCTGACGACGCTCTGCAATACCGCTGGAGTCGGCGGTCAAGTCGGCGTCCAGGTGCAGTTGCTCACCGAGTTGACTGAGGTGATCTATGCGCGCCTGAGAGCGATGCCGAAGTTTTCTGTGAGCGGGTTTGACTCGTCTTTGAGATACGACACCAGCCTTGAATTTGAGGAGCAAGTTTGACGTTCAACACGGCAGTCGCGGAGCGAAGCGGAAACATGGTTGTGTGTATCACAGCCAATCCAGGCGTGTGGCTGCGTGCATGGGTCGCAGACCTCGCCAATTCGTTCAAGACGCCTTTCAAGTTCACGCCGTCCATCGTGCTTTGGAATGCGACAACCGCGCTCACGCTTCAATCTAGCGCGGCAACCGTCAATTCTAACGCGGGTTCATACTGGACCGATGGCACTTACATTTACGTGAGGCCTCCGAGCGGGCAGAGCATTTACAGCGGAACCATTCAAGCCATCGTCCCGCAGTATTTCAGCAACTACCCGAAGAACTACAGCGGCACGCAATACGATGCGCGCATCAAATCAACTCCGAGCATCAGCCAGCGCATCGAGGCCCGCTTCGGTGGTGTCGCTCAGATCGGTGGCGGCACCGTCACGTTGATCAATTCGGATGGGTATTTTGATTCGAAAATGGATTGGCAATGGGACGCTGGCTTGGTGACGATCAAGCTAGGGCTCGACATTGACGGATCCGTTGCGACCACTTCAGACCTTCAGCAGATTGCGGTGTGGGCAGTCGATCAACACTCCAAGACTCAAGATGGATTCACGCTCCGCCTTGTGGACTCGCGCACGCGGATCAAGGCCAAGATACCGGTGGACACGTTCACGCGCACCGCGTTTCCGAATATCGAGCCATCCGAAGAGGGAAAGACAATCCCGACAGTTTACGGGAAAGTGCTTGGAGTAAAACCCACCGCAGTCGATCCGGCGCTTAAACAATTCAAGGTCGCGTCTCACGCGGTAACGAGCTTTGACGGCGTCCGGATCAAGCAGGAGATTGACGAATTGTTCTCGGTCTATTTCGTAGATTTCCTTCCCTACACGTCTCCGCTGTATCGCAAGTATCTTCCTAGCGTTGAGATTCTCCAGGTAAAGAACAACGGAGCTTTGCTTGCTAAGATGGACTCTGTTGGGGACTGCTCAGCAAATACAAATTCGTATTACTACGCGGAGAGCTGGCTTTACATTAATGTCGGAACAAACGCCATCGGAATCCTCGCGGAATACCAGCGGAAGTCCTCTCGTTGGGTGGCCTCTTCGTTTTACTCATACGATCTTTCATCCGCGACATTCATCCTCGGGGTTGACTGGTCCATCGGCCAGGACGTGTCCGTTGATTTCACCGGCAAATCCGCATCGACAGGGCCGGAGATCATCCAAGACCTACTGACCATCGCAGGCGAGACCGCAATCAACACTTCGTCATTCACGACGGCCAAGTCCGCTTTCATCATCGGCACCGATTCTTACAACGTCTCGACGTGCAAGATGTGCCTAGGGCTCAATATCGACAAGCCGCGTGAACTCTCGCAGATCATTGGGGATATCAACGCCGTCGCGCACACTTACGTTTATTCCGACTCCTCCGGCAACTTCTCAATCGGAGCTTTTGAGCCGAAGCCAACGGCGCTGGTCTATTCGATTTCCGATCTGGATCTGATCGGCATCACAGATTCAATCGAGCCTGCGGACGTGGCGAACACATTCGTTTCGAATTGGGCGACATACGCGCAGGAAGCTTACTCCCAGACCTACACGCACACGCGAGCGGAAGGGATTATTCTCCACAACCAACCCGAGGACATCACGGTTGAAAAGGATGTGCCTTTTACCGATGAAGCGGACGCGATCCTTTACACGCAGCGGACGTCTTTAATGCGCTCTAGACCGCTTAGGAAGCTGACCGTTACTCTGCATTGGAAAGGCTGGCTGTTCGGGCTCGGAGATCAAGTGTCGCTCAATTTCAAGACTCGCGGCATCGCTGGAAAATTTGAGGTGATCGAGCGGACGGCGGACGTAGTCAACTCGCGCATCAAGCTTGTGCTTGGAGACCTTCGAGGATTCGGCGACTCGGTTGGGTTTTGGGTGGCTGATGCTCCGACTCTTCCGACCGCATTTGCCGCGCTCACGGGATACGGATCCGGATCGGCTGCAACTTGGAATTCAGCCTGGCATCCAGACATCAAAGCTTGGGCGCGTCGAAACGTAGGATACTGGACCGACGACAACGGGCTTGCGGATGCAACGGATCCGGATTCTTTCATGTCCTCCACTTGGTTCTAAAATATGAGCTGGACTACAATTACAAAACCCGCAACCGGGAACGCCACAAAGAAGAGTCTCGCCGATTCGATCATCGACAACCTCACGTATCTATACGGCCAGCTTGCGACATCGACCGGCGACAAAACCACGATCATCAACGGATCCTTCGAGGTCGATGGAGACGCGGACGGCGTGCCGGATGGGTGGACTGCCGCAAACCTGACGGGTGGCAACGTGACTTTGACCGGCAACGGACTCGCGGACACCGTCTGTCAGTCCGGAGCGCGGGCTATCAAATTCGTGCATCCAGGCGGCGCTCTCCAAGGCGGCGGGACGCTCACGTCAACGACCGGTTTTGAAGTCACTCCAACGAAGCCGCTTTGCGTGACGTGGCAATGGTATTCCACGCTGAGCACGCTCAACAATCTAGTCGATATTTCCTGGTATACGGCGGCAAACGCATTCATTTCCACGACCAATCTCGCGACAGTCTCGACCGGCAACCCGAGTGCGTGGCAGTTGCAATCGGCGATCGCTTACCCTCCGGCGACCGCTCGTTATGCCAAGCTGATTTTCACGGGTGGAGCCACAAGCGGAAGCACGGCGGGGACGCTCTATCTCGACAACGTCGCGGTTTGGGCCATCGACCGCTTCACTTTCCAGCACTCGGTGGAATACGAGGGAAGCGGCACCACGGCGACCACGCATCAATGGCGATGCCCGACGGGAGTCAATACCGTGCGCGTTACGGCATTTGGTGGCGGTGGATCCGGAGGAACAGGCGGCGGCACGGCAGGCGGTGGCGGTGGCGGGTCCGGCGAAATGGCGCAGAGCGTCATCACCGTTACCCCGGGCACCGACTATGCAATTTCGATTGGCGGCGGCGGATCGGGTGGTGCGGGTGGAAATACGACCTGGGCGAGCACCGTGATCGTAGCCAATGGCGGATCCGTAGGCGTGTCCAATACCTCCAGCGCGGCGGGCGGCGCAGGCGGCACGGGCGGGACCGGGGATTACAAGATAATCGGCAACCCTGGACGGGCTGCGGCGGTAGGCAACCCAGGCTCCAGCGGTGGTTACGGCGGCGACTCAATCAATGGGCTTGGCGGTGGCAAGGCGGCGACGAGCACGGCAGGTGCGGCGCCCTCTGGATCCAAAGCCCGAGGTGCAGGCGGTGGCGGCGGATCCCAGAGCGCGACGGCGGCTGGCAACGGCTCTGCCGGGTCGATCATCATTGAGTGGTAAGCTATGTGCTGGCTCAACTCGTGCACGCGGCTAACCAAGGACAAGGCCGAGTGGCTACTATCCCGTCCCGGCTCACGACTCATCCCCACCGGCGTCGTGATGCGTGATCAGGACACCGGCGAGATGACGATTGTGGAGATGGGGAGGGTGGTGGCTATTCCTCGCCAGACTGCCGATGTAATGCTGAGTCACACGCTCCAAGCACCCACTGTGAGAGACTCAACCCATGCGGTTGTGACTTGGACTTAGCCTGCCGCGCTGCTCTCACGTAGCGGCCTTTACGCGCTCGCTCAACGCGGATCCTGATCAGGCTGTCTGCGGGCTTGTCGCCGATGGGGTTGCGGCCTCTTGTCTCTTCGCTCATTCGGCCTCCTCGTCGTATTTGAATCCCATCGCGGAGTAGGCGCTCAGGTCTCCTTCTGGGATGTAATCCTTGTCCTCAAGCTCAACCACGCTCCCGACGTCTCCAAGCCATTCCGAGTCGGCGTAGGCCGAGAATCCGCCGCCCACCTTTTCCAGGCTGGCAATGCCGTTTCGGATCCCGACGATTTTGAATTTGGTGGTGTTCATTTGGCCTCGGGTTTCGGTTGGCATAGGGTTAGGCGTTTGCTTGGATCCCTTTTTCGGTGGCAATGTAGCTGATTAGATCCGAGTCATCGTATCTCTCAATTAAGCCATCTCGAGAAAGGGACAAGGCTGCATTAATGGCCATCCGTTCAGCGTTAGCCCATCCAGTGCAGACCTGCTGCGAAATGAAAGCCGAGGCAATCTCGTTGATGCCCGATGGACCGCTTGCAACGATTTCCCAAATTGCGATCTCTTTGGCGTATTGATCCTGTGACTTGGTTGCTTTGTTCATATTTTCTGTCGTGTTGACTCTACCGGAATCCGTCCGGCGCGGGGCGTATCCGCCTCCATTCCCCTCCCAGCGGAAGGGGAAGGAAGGGGGATCAGCAAGCAGCACAAATCGCAATTGGACCGTTGGCGTCAGCCACGATAACAGCCTCTCCAGCGACGTTATAGATAGCAACATCCGAGTCGCAGCGACTCGCGGTAACAAGCTCGCCTCCAAGTGCTTCAGCCATGTCGTTGATGTCGCCGTCATCAACCCCGACCGCATAGTGGCTGTAGCGGGTATCGCCATCGAGAGCGAGCCGAGCGATTTGGTTGGCTTCCGTCTGGGTCATGTTGATCTTCATATTCTTTGTATTTCATCCGGTTGCCCCGGTTGGCTGTAGCTCGTTGCTACGTGATGAATCTAGCAGAGTTTTATTCTGTGTCCACAAAATAAATCAGATTCTTTTCACTCAAATAGTAAGGCGTTGGAAATATGGTGGTTACAACTGAAAATAGTTCCCGCGGATTCGTCAATTCTGATTAGGGTTACATTTTAGGAGGCTAAAAGATACCCCTGTTTTGGATTACGGCGAGTAATGCCTTACTCAGCGTAATTCAGCCAGGTGAGATAATTGGTGATACAACTCGACCAGTTTGCATCCGAGCATTGCGAGCAAAGCGGCGAACGCGGCAAGATATGGGATTCCGATTTTCTTCATGATTCAATCCGCGAGCTATTAAGGATTACTTAATACCTCAATCTAACCCAGAGACTCCGAGCCTGAGCAAAGCAAACCCAACCCGAGTTTGCTAAGCGTGGTCTAACCCGTCGAAACGTCGCCATCGCTTTTCCTGAGCCTTTGGGAAAACCTTTACCAATCGGAACCCGCAGGACGCATCCGCGCTCAGTAGCCGCCGGGAAACCCCGGCTCTTTATGGAGGCTGGTTTATTTGTGATCCACCTCCCGTTTTGTAGCCGCTGGACGCAATCGTTGTTTCACTCCGAGGAGTGCCAGGGGCCGCGCTAAAGAAGGCTTCGCTTGGCTGAAAAACCTTTGGTGTGAAGGGGGGCTTTTGGGATGCCCACCAAGCGAAGAAATTGTTCTGCACCAAAGCGGTTTTTCACGCCGCTAACCGTCCCTAACGGCAATAGAAATATCGTCCGAGTTGAGTCTGGCAAGAGGTTTTTGAAAAAAGTTTCATTCAGAAAACCCGCGTCAACATTGATTAAAAACCGTTTTGAATAAAAAAAACCAAAATAAATCTTGAACCGTGTAAAGTTTTGGTGTTTTCTGTCGAAAGAAACAACGAGACATGAAAGCGAAACGAACCAAACAGAAAACAAAACCGGAGCACGTCTCGGTGACGCTACGGCTGCCGGTCGCAATGGAGAAGATTTTGGCTGAGCGCGGGGCCGCTCGACTCACCAGCCGCAACCACATCATCAGAGAGCTTCTCCTTAACGTCCTTCGGGCGGAAGGGTTCGCGCTATGACAATCGGGAGCCTTGGCAGCCAGATCGCAAACCACCTAGCGCACGCGAAGAGCGAGGCCGCGCAGGGTCGACGCGTTAGCGAAGCTGGGATCCAGCGAGATTTCATGCGGCATTGGGCGATCAACTGGAAGGTGAACCACCAAATGCGGATGCGAGACGAGGCGGCTGATTGCCTAAAGCGTGCGATCCGCTGGCGCGATATTTCGATCAACTCTCAACGGATTTACGGAGGTGCGAAGTGAGCGCACCAAACATCCAGAACATCACCAAGGAAGTCGATGACGTGATTTCCAGCGGTCAATTTTCGATCTGCGTGCCGGTTGTTGATAAGTTTCCGACGGCTCAAGCTGGCCCGTTCTCGTTCATCGTCGTCTGCATGTGCTGCGGCAAGGAGAAGAGCCGGGACATCAAAGAGGACTACAAGGCAGACGTGATCAGCCATGGCTTATGCACTCCGCTGTGTGACGAGGCGAAGAAAGTTGGCTGGGCGAAGTTCATTCGCAAGGAATTCGGGGGTGAGCTGTGAAACCCTATTATCAAGACTCTGCCGTCACGATCTATCACGGTGACTGCCGGGAGATTGTTCCGACGCTTGGACGGTTCGACCTACTTTTGACGGATCCGCCTTATGGATTGGCGGACAAACTCCAAGGCGGAACATGGGGCAAGAAATTCGAAGGCATCTATAAGGACTGGGACGCTTTCGCTCCCGACTTAACGCAGATCATTTTGACTTGCGATCGCTCGATCGTGTGGGGTGGGAATTATTTCAACCTTCCGCCATCCAGGAGGTGGCTTGTGTGGAATAAGCCGCAGCGCGGATTAACCATGGCTGACGCCGAGATCGCTTGGTGTTCATTTGATGGAAACATCAGGGTGTTTGACATATCTAGGAATCCAGACGGAAAGCGAGAGCACCCAACGCAGAAGCCGGTCAAGTTGATTGCTTGGTGCATATCTCAAGCTGGAGACTCCGCACAAACCATCCTCGACCCATTCGCAGGCAGCGGAACCACTGGACGCGCAGCCAAAGACCTTGGACGCAAGGCGACGCTGATTGAGCGCGAGGAAAAGTATTGCGAAATCGCAGCGCGACGCATGGCGCAGGAGGTTCTAATATGAAACCCATCGGTCGCAAAGTCTACCAGCGGAAAGCCCCTCGCGTGATCCGCTACCAGATACGCCAACAGGAGATCGGGAGGATGTATAAGGTTTGGTCCTCGCCTACCTGGCAGGTGGCACCGAGTCCACTAGAGGCTGTCGTTGCTCAATATCCAGGCTGTTCCGTCGTGAAGGATCCCGTGATCCGGGACCGCTATTCAGTCACACCGCTAAAGGGCGCGGCGTCAATCAGGATCCCAGTCGAATGCAAACCAGCACTATGAAACACAAAAACAAGACACTCCGCAAATTGATCAGCACGATCCGCGTCTGCATCAAGGCAGCACGCGAAACAGAGCAGGCTAACCCGTTCCAGTTGATGCGCGAAGAGGCCAAGCACAGGGCCGATCAACTAGAATACATCCTATCGGAGATTGGGGAGAAACCTACTGAATAACCCATGAAAATCACACACAAAATCACCGGCGCAGTTATCCATGAAACGGCTGCTGAAACTATCCGAGAGGTTCTTTTGGACGCCGTCAAAAATAAGATCAACCTCGCCCATGCCGACCTCAGATACGCGAACCTCAGCGGCGCGAACCTCAGATGCGCGGACCTCAGATACGCGAACCTCAGCGGCGCGAACCTCAGCGACGCGAACCTCAGCGGCGCGAACCTCAGCGGCGCGGACCTCAGCGGCGCGAACCTCAGATGCGCGAACCTCAGCGACGCGGACCTCAGCGGCGCGGACCTCAGCGGCGCGAACCTCAGCGGCGCGGACCTCAGAGGCGCGAACCTCAGCGACGCGGACCTCAGCGGCGCGGACCTCAGATACGCGAACCTCAGCGGCGCGGACCTCATCGGCGCGAACCTCAGCGGCGCGGACCTCAGCGGCGCGAACCTCAGCGACGCGAACCTCAGCGGCGCAAAAGGCATCACCGCTCCAGTAATCGAAGACATCGACGGACGCATTTTGAAGGCCATCGAAGCGGGTGGAAAATTGGAGATGGGCCAATGGCACACGTGCGAGACAACCCACTGTCGAGCAGGCTGGGCAATTCATTTCGCGGGTGATTTTGGGAAGTCTTTGGAAGAGCGCATCGGACCGTCAGCGGCAGGGGCGTTGATTTATTGGGCCTCCTGCAAGCGCATCCCTAACTTCTTTGCGACCAACAAAGAAGCGATGGAGGACATTCGGAAAGGAGCAGCGAAGTGAACACCACCGAGAACAAAATCACCATGCGGATAACAGGCAACACCACAATGGTGGGGGTGAGCGTGGACGAGCTTCAGCGCGTTTGCCGAACGACAAGATCAAACCGCATTTGCGTGAGCTGCGACGCTCCTTTCTTTCCCAAGGCCGAAACCGACAGGTGCGTCCGATGTGAACAGCGCCAATCAGATCGACTTGGCGGACTGAAGCTTGGTGCGTGGACTATGGCTGCCCTACTCCTCACCCTGCTCGCCATCGCCAGCCGGATGCACGGGCAGCAACAATTTCCGGTCAAACCAGCGGAAGGAAAGAGAGGTCAACATGAAGCACTAATCCACACAAACCAAATTATGCTTGGGGCTCCGGCGAATCATAGCGCCGGGGCCTCCGTTGTGGACGACGCACTGTTGAACCGCGTCGCCTGGGCGGAGAGCCGGAACAATCCGAAGGCTGTTGGAAAGCTAGGGGAAATCGGCGCTTATCAGTTGAGGCCGATTGCCATCCGAGAAGTGAACCGAGTTTTCGGAACCAAATACCATATTCCTGACGCCAGGAAAATGGTCGAGTCCCGCGAGATCGCGAGGCTCTATCTGCTCATCTGCGAGTCCCGTTGCCGGGTGAAAACTCCGGCGAATGTGTATGCGAAATATAGGGGGGTTAAGTGATCCGCGCTCTTATCTGTGCCATGTTCCATTGGCGTCAACACATGGTTTATTGGACTGAATTTTCCAATCTGTTTCTAGTTTGCCATAAATGTGGAAGGCACTTCAAAAGAAAGAGAAAATGACTTTGGCCCGGTGTGGGCCTTAACGGCGGGATGAAGTCCCTGCACCGAAACACCGGACGACAGCGACCTGTCGAGTCGAACGCCGGACACAGGCGTGACAGCCGGAGAGACGGCACCAACTAACATCAACATGAGAGAACTAGCCGACCATCGTATCAACCCAGCCAACGACAAGCTTCGAATCACCGTCGAGGATGAACCTGGAGCAGGTGGAGCAAACCACCTCTATCGAATCACGGGATTTGACATTGGAACCAACAGCTCCGTTTCGTCACTCCCTGGACGCGAGCCGGATTCCACTGTGATTCTTTTCCAGAACGGACCCATTCCAGAGAAAGGAGTCAACGGAATCACACAAGAGGCCTTGCTGGCCATTGTTGCAGATCGCCTCCGCTCGTTCCAAGCGGGACCGTTCGCATCACGCGAAAACGCGGTCGCGCTGACTCACATTGAGACTGCCCAGCTTTGGCTTCACAAGCGCACGCTGGATCGCATGGCTCGCGGAGTTGAGGGCACTCACGTCAAGTAAGGCCATGAACTAATTTGCAGGCACCTACGCCGCAAAATCTGGAGCGCCACGCCTCACGGCCAAAGTCCCAGATCAAACTTCTCGCGGGCGCTGCGAGATGGAATTTCCCAATGGACCGCGATTGCGGAAACCGGCGGGGCCTCACCGCGGACTCGTTCTCCTGGGGAGGATGTTGCGGGAACGCGGTGAGAAAATTTCCCCAGCTCGCTGTAACGAGTGGGGAAGAGTGAGAGAAGAACGAACGAAAACGAATATGAGTGAAAACACACAGGTAGTCAAGGCGGAGCGCAGCAACTCAGCAATCGGAGCGCGGGGAATTGAACTGCGCAACATGGATGAACTCGTGCGATTTGCCGGGGCCGTCGTGAAAAGCGGACTAGCTCCGAAGGGGATCGACACTGACGCGGCAATCGCCGTCGCGATCCAGATGGGGCTTGAGGTCGGACTCTCGCCGATGGCAGCACTGCAAAACATCGCTGTGATTAATGGCAGGCCGTCGATCTGGGGCGACGCTCAGCTTGCGGTGTGCCGAGCAACCGGAGAGCTGGAGGCATTCGAGGAGTGGTATGAGAGCGGAGGAAATAAAGCGGCTCGCAATCCTCAAAACTTCGGGGATGACGCGGCGGCAGTGTGTCGCGTGAAGCGCCGTGGATATCCAGCGGTAGAGCAGGTCTTCAGCGTGGCTGACGCCAAGCGTGCAGGGCTCTGGGGTAAGCAAGGACCATGGAGTCAATATCCAGCCCGAATGCTCCGTTTCCGCGCTCGCTCCTTCGCGCTCCGCGATCAATTCGGAGATGCGCTCAAAGGCCTCATGTCAGCCGAAGAGGTGCAGGACATCCCGGCGGATCCAGTTGAGAAGGCGAAGAACGTCACTCCGACCCGCGTCGTCGTGTCGGATCCCGTGCCGGCCAAACCTGCGGATGACCTGGACATGACGCCTCCGCGACGCATCACGCAGGCTGAGGAGACGCCAGCGCAGCCAACGTTTCCGGTATCCGAAGTTACCCCGGGGAATCCCGCGAGAACGTTGGAGAAGATGATCGCGGACAACGGAGCGACATTTGACCACTTCGTCGCAGTGCTTCGCGACATGAACCAGATCGCGAAGGACGCGGAGCCGGGGAGCATCGACGAGCTTCCCGCCGCACTGATCACCGCTTGGGTTGCGAAGCCGAAGCCTCTGGCCTCCGCTCTGAAGGTTGCGAAAGGGGTGGTGCGATGAGCCTTCTATTTATCGACACCGAGACGAACGGGTTGCCGGACTTCAATAAGCGAGCATCCGACCCGTCACAGCCTCACGTTGTCCAGTTTGCGGCGATAGTCACAGACGACGATGGGAAGATCCTCGACGAGCACAATGTCCTAGTGAAGCCGGAAGGTTGGGAGATTTCGGCTGAGATGTCAGCCATCCACGGAATCACTCAGGAGATGGCTTTAGCGGATGGATTACCTGAGAGCATGGTTGGAAGCCTCGCTCTTTCATTGATCAAGGAATCGTCTTTGCTGGTCGCTCACAACCTCCAATTCGACAAGTTCTTAGTTCGGATCTTACTTCGGCGCTGCGGACTCCTGACTGACGAGATGGATCAATGGTGGAAGGCGCTTCCGGTGTTTTGCACGATGCGAGCAACAACGGACATTTGCAAACTTCCAAGCGAAAGAGGCGGGTGGAAGTGGCCAAAGCTTATCGAAGCGCATCAGCACGCTTTCGGTGAAGGATTCGATGGGCAGCATGACGCGCTGGCGGACGTTAAGGCATGCTCAAGAATCTATCGCTGGTTGATGGGTTTGAAAGGAGCAACACGATGAGCCTAGACATCATCATCGCATCAGGCGGAACGGATACGTTCATCACGCTCACGGATGCCGCGAAATCAGCGCGAGATTCAGCCTTGCAGGCGTCGCGGGACGTGGAGGCTGTCACTAGCCAGACAGGCCGCGCAATCGCCTCCGACGCTCTCAAGGAGATTCACGCGCTGATCACAGACGCGGAAGCCTGCCGGGTTCAAGTGAAGAAGCCATTCATCGAGGCCGGGAAGCTGATCGACGCGAAGCACAAGGAGTTTTCCGAAGCATTAGAGATGGAGAAGCTCCGGATCTCGCGGGCCATCGGAGCCTACGACACAGAGCAGCGCCGACTTGCCGAGGTTGAAGCCAAACGCCTTCGCGACGAAGCCGCACGCGTGGAGAACGAGCGCCAGAAGGCATTGCAGGACGCACGCAAGGCCGAGACGGAAGCGCAGCGAGCGGAGCAACTGAAGCTCGCCGAACAACTCCAAGCGCAGGCCAAAGCCGCCCAGGCTGCGGTTGTGGCGACTCCTCCTAAGCCTGCTGGGGTTCCATCGCGGAAGGTCTGGCGCTTCACCGTGACCGACATCCGCGCACTCTACGCGGCCAAGCCGGAGCTGTGTGAGGTCACACACTCACAGTCACGAATCAACGCGGCTATCGCTGGTGGCATGCGTGAATGCGCGGGACTGAGCATCTTCGAAGACACCCAAATAAACGCACGATGACACCCAAATTCCAAGCCATCGCCGAAGAGGCTGCCGACAACCTGAAGCGGCTGATGATCGAGAGCAACGAGAAGATCGAAGAGGCAATCAGTAAGGCCGTCGAAGAGGCTCAACTCCAAGAGGCCCCTGCAAAGTTCGCGCTCGGTTTCAAAATCACGCTATCACTCGACGAGAACAAAATCACTCACGCGCTCAGTTGGTCCAACAAAACCACACTGACTGTGGAGACGGAGATTCCGGATCCGGAGCAGGGTAAACTTAAACTGGAGGAAGAATGAGCACCCTAGAAAACATCTTCCTATTCAACTGGAAGGCACTCGGAGGCCCTAATCTCACGCGTGAATACCGGTTCCATCCAGAAAGGAAATGGCGGTTTGATTTCGCGATTCCCGAGATCCGGTATGCGTTTGAGGTGGAGGGCGGGACGTTCGCAAAAGGTGGTCACAGCCGGGGCGCAGGATACGCCAAGGACTGCGAGAAATACAACACGGCGGCACTGATGGGTTGGAGCGTTTTCCGATTCGACACCAACATGGTCCGCAAGGTCGCGCACTTGGAGCCGGTGATTCAGAGAGCGAAAAACCTGCTTTGGCAGATTGAACACCTGACGTTTTAACCTATGAGCTTCTGCACCGTTATCATGATGGGGAACCTGACAGCAGACCCCGAGCTTCGATACACGCCGAAAGGCGCTGGAATCTGTCAATTCAACGTCGCAATCAATCGCAAGTGGAAGTCTGAATCTGGAGACATGAAGGAAGAGGTGAGCTTTATCGGCGTCACCGCATTTGGAAAGCAGGCCGATACAGTGGCGAAGTTCTTCTCCAAGGGAGATCCGATCATTGTTCATGGGAGGCTGAAGCAAGAGACTTGGGACGATAAGACGTCAGGCGCTAAACGTTCCAAGACACTTGTGATTCTTGAGCAATTCAACTTCGCAGGAGGAAAGCGCAAGGAGGCGAAGCAACAAGCTCAACCCGACCCAGGCAAATTCGTCCCGCCTCCTCCGAAGTCTACGGAAGCGGATGACGAACAAGTCCCATTCTGACCTATGAAATCTCTCAGCGAGGAAATGCTTTTCCGTGGCATGCGTGGAGTCACGGATAAGAAGCCAAGCGAGATGACGAAGAGTGAGCTGAGCCACGCAATCAGCTCACTGGATAAAGACGAGCGGTATATTTTCGAAGAGAGACTCGGGATTCTGTGCGGAGCATCACAACCAACAATCGAACAGATCGACATCGCCTGGAGCGACGTCATCCGCGCGCGAATCGAACGAGCAATGACAGGAGAATTCTGAATGATCACACAAGACCGAGAGCCAATAAACAAAGATGCAAGGCGAGCTCTTTCATCTGGAGATCCAAGCCGAGTTAAAACAGTAGAGGAGGCTATTAGTATTGCAGGAGTGATTATTGCGTCACCAAACAATATTAAGCAAGTCCGTCAAATGATCGAGACTGGAAACGTGGTGAAATATCAAATCACAATCAAAAAAAGGCCCCGCACTCCAGGGTTTATAGTTTCAATGGAATACTGGGCACAATCGCCGAAGAAGTGTTTTTTAAACTTTGTAGACCTGCTCTAAAATCATGAACAAACTTGAGATGGTAAAACAGTGGCGGAGGACGTTTGGTCTGCCGGTGAGTGAAACCCCAGTGGTGCTGAGTGCAGATCAGTTGAAGCTTCACGCGAAGCTGATTAGCGATGAGGCAGATGAGATCCTTGATGCGATCAGCACAAACGAATCCGGTTTGAGTCAGTGGATTAATCGACTCAAGGCCCGAGACGTGTGCGTTGATCTAGTTTACTTCGTTATGGGTCTTTGGGCTGAAGCTGGACTTCCGCCTGTGGAGGAGGAATTCATTCTGATGCGATGCCTGGATTATGTGATGGACCTAAAAGGCAATAATGCGGACGCACTCAAGGACATTCACTCCGACATTAAGAGCGTCTGTGTGCAGATCCCAGCGCAACCCGACAAGCTCCTGGTTAACGCAATCGCCCTGATTGTTATGTCACTATCTATCGACGTGATCATGCGTGAGCTTAATCGGTTCAGTGACGACTTCTCCGCCGTCCACGCTGCGAACATGGCGAAGCTTTGGACGAGCAACGACCTGCTGCACCAGATCGCATTATTCGATCAGCATCACCAAGAGAATGACGGAAGCTACACATCCAAGGACGGATGGAACTATCGCAAGACGGATGGATGCAAGTGGGTCGTCCGCCTCAACGGCAAGGTCCAGAAGCCTCCCGGGTGGAAGGCTGCGGTTCTGGAAGGGGGTGCGGTGTGAGCGGGAATCACAGAGGGCCGTTTACACGTGCCGGTGTTATTGTGCTTAACGGCAACAAGCACGAGGTGTGTCGGTGTGTGGGCCAATGTGAAGCTGAGGACGTTGTTACCGCACTTAACATGTGGGCGTATCAACCAGATGTGCCACCTAAGTCAGAGCCTGGAGGCATCTGCGACAAGTGTTTGGGGCTACACAGATCCGCATTCGTTGGTCAAAAATGCATCTCGTCTAAGGACTGCGGCGGAACGGTGCAGGACATTAAAACTCCACAACCGAACCGCAAGGAGGCGGACCGGGTGGCGATGGAGTTCATCAAGGCGGAGAGAAAGATTCAGCCGCAGTATTGGGAAGATGGGCAATGGCACAATGCCGTGATTGGAGAGGGGGTTCTTCCTCCGTTTGACTATGGACTCCCCTGGCGCATCAAGCCCACCAAGCGGCGGGTGGTGGTGGATGTGTATCAAGATATCAACAAATCAAAATTATCCGCACGAATATCCGGCGACGAAGTGGCACCCGGAAAGTGGTGGAAGTTTGTCGGCACCATCGAAGGCGAGGTGGAAGCGTGAGCACTTGGACCCTAGAGCACGCGAAAGCCATCGTCGCAGCTTGGCCGGAGGTGGAGGAGATAGATACCAGCGGGAAGTGGCACAAGGTTGGATATAACCTTGATAGCCCATACATCGGAACAAGCGCCCTTGGGAATCCCAGCCGCTTCCGCCTCCCACCCAAGAAAAAGCTAGTTGAATGGACCGCATCGGACGTGAAGCCGGGGATGGTGTTTCGAGTTGATGGCTGGGCACCTGGAACATTTAGAGTTATGCATGAGGTTTTTGGGCGTGGGATCGCATGGTCTGTAGCAGCCGGACACATGACCGAATGGGAGCAGTTAAAGGAGAGGTGGCTCTGGTCCATCGACGCCTCACCGGGCTCGTGGAGGCCATGCGCGAAGGAGATTGAACAATGAACTATGAGATTCAAAGCAGTCGGAGTCCTGGCGTCTGGTGCTATTGGTCCTCAACTCAGTCCAGGATTAAATTCAGAAGGCGTCATATCGCACTTCTCAGGGGGGCACACATCGACCGCAAATTCCGCATCGTCCGCGTGACGCGAAAGGTGGTGAAGGGATGAGCACTAAACTCTCAGACCAAGTCAAAGCCTTGGAGGTTGAAAACGAAGAGATCACGAAGCTGTTCGGCGAGTTCTTGGCGACGATCCGAGTGAACTGGTTGCGTGGGCATCTGGTCGTTGAACCAAAGGAAGCATCGGGAAATTTCGAGACGATCATCGACGGCTTCAGTAAGCGATTCCAAACCATCAAAACAGGAGGCCCACATGCCTAAACCCAAACGCAGGCCCCCGGTAGTCAAGACGGATTGGGTGGTGGAGTATGAGAGGATCGGAGCGACGGGCCTTCCGATTCCGTGGCAACGAAGCTTTCAATCGGAGAGGTGGGCGAGGCTCACGATTGATTGTTCCAAGAACATGATCAATCCGCGCCTCTACGAGCGAAAATGGAGAAAGGTAGATCTATGACCACCAAAAGCAAAGGGCGAGTGACGTATTGGGCAGTTAGGAAAATCGGCAAAGACACTCTGAACGACTGGTTTGGAGACGCCACTGACGACATGGAGCTAGAATCTCTGAAGCGTGAGATTGAGTCGTGGAACTCCAATTCGCAGAACAATAAAGTTGAACTCGTGCGCGTGGAGGTAACGCCGGTATGAGCCTCACACAAATCGCCGAGCGTCTAAGGACGCAGGACAACCGCATGACGGCTCACCCGATGTTTTGCATCCAGATTCTGGTGAGGGACGTCGGTTATGACTCGTCCTACTTCGACAATGTTTGCTGGCACAATAGCGAGGAGAGCGAAACCGTTTACGAAGAACCCGAAGACCTAGAAGGATGGGAGGAGTTCGGCTACGTGGACCGATGGGAGACGGTCATGGTCTGCCTCACCGAGCAAGGCTGCCACGACTACATGAAGCTGGACGGCCACAACGTGAAGAATCGAGCGTTCAACGGACAAACCAGGATCTACGTCGAGTCGTTCAACCGCTGCTACGAGATGATCGAGATCCGAAAAGCCCTGATGGAGGGCAGATTTTTGGAGCAACCATGAACGCGATACTGCTTAAGAAAATCGAGGAAGCCTCGAAGGAGCGCACCACAACAGAGCTAGCCGCTGGCTTCGTTCGCTACGAGTTCATGAGGAGGCTCAAGCCGAACAGTTTCAACCTGCTCTACCAGCAGGCTTTTATTTCACAACGACCATTCGACGACCTCGTCGATGAACTGATCGAAGTAGAAGGGAAAATGAATGAACTTCCTTGAATTCACATTCGAGAACGGCTGGCACTTTGTTGGGATGCTCTTACTGATTGGAGCTAGCTGCCATGGGATCGCTGGAATAATCCGAGCCTTTTGGGGGAAAGAATGAGTGAGCCTGTATGCAAACTAACCGAATATGGGTTCATCTACGGGCCGCTAGAATTGACAAGGGTCTCCTATTACAGGGGAACTGCTTTCATGCAGGTTAAAACCAAGCGCGGAAGCTGGATTGTTTCGGTAACAAAAGGCGGCTTGATGAGATCTTGGAAGGAAACAAAAAAGCAGAAGGGAAAATGAATGAACGCTAAAACTTACGGGCAGGTGTTGATGGGTGAACTTAACGCACACGTCGAAGGCTTACGGCTATCCATAGCGGACAGCAATGCCCTGGAGCGATGCGCCCGCGCCGTGATCCTCGAATTCGTAATGAGGGTGGAGGAGAGGGCTCAGTCTTTTTCCGACGACTCAGATATCCCGATATGGGCAGTCAATACCTATGAAAAGGCGTTTCTTCAACTCTCCACCGAACTCAAGGAGTCCGATCAAGCCTGCGACCGCTGCAAGGGGTCCGGCGAAGTGGTGGACATCCGACGTGGCTGCGACGTGGGCTTGATGCCTTGCCCGAAGTGTAAGGAGGTTAAATGAACGCACTGGACACAATTAAACGCGATGCGGTCTTAGACTTCATCAAGCACGTCGAAGATCGAGCCGCAGAGTTGGAGCGAATCGGCGAAAATAAGCATGAATGGGGCGTAACCGAGGACTGGGCAAACCTGTTCGATGCTTTCGAGCAACTCTCGAAAGAGATTAAGGAGGCCAAGTGAGAACCAAACGAATGAGGTTTCAGCGAAAGGAAAGCCGCTACTGGCAATCCTACACGCGAGAATTTGCCAAAGCTCAGGCATCTGGTGTGATGGATTTTGATGGAAGAGTGGACTTTGAAGGTGGACTTGATCACTGCGAGCGATGCGGAGGCGAAGGAATGGTTGAGCTTCACGACGCACCAGACCAGTGGGGAGAGGATTGCTGCTGCGAAGAGAATAGAACAATCACTTGCCCGGATTGCAAAGGAGACGGAGTGCTAACATGAGAACTAAACGAATGAAATTCCAACGGCGATGGAGCCGGACGGATCAGCGGGTGACGCGGGATTGGTCGAGATACGACCGCAGCCCATATCAGACCTACTCAGATAAAGATCTTCAATGGCTTGGTCGCCGATTGCTCAAACCCAGGAGGACGAATGCGCTCTAAACGAATGCCCTACCAACGCCGGATGTCCCGGGCTGCTCAGTGGGTCACGAAAATTGTGTGGTGGAGGAGAGCGGCATGACCAACCCATTCCACCCATTCACGCCGCCGTTCAAATACGACGGCGAAGCCTACATCTGGGATAGCGCCGGGAACATCGCATTCCAGGTAAGAGGATGGGGGTTGCTTGTGAACCACTACAAAGGGGACGAGAGAGCTAAACGGCAGGATGAGATTGGGAACCTCGTCGCCCAACTCATGAACGAGCACGCTATCAAGGAGGGACAATGAGCGGAGGAGCTTACAACTACGCGAGTAGCAAACTGGATTACGATTTCATTGGTGAGTTTATCACCAAAGCAAACACACCAAACCGCAAGGCATTCCTGAAGCTTCTACTGAAGGTCCAAAAGGCCATGAAGGAAATTGAGTGGGTTGACTCGGGAGACGGAGGCGACGAAGACGCGGCAATCGAAGCGTGCTTCCTGTCGCTCAAGGAATCCCAGGCCGAAGCTATCCGCGATGAGTGCGAACGGCTCATTGAGCAGGTGCAAAAGATTAAGGAGGGGATGTGAGGGAGTCAGCCAGAATAAAGCATTTCAAAATGTGCGTAGAAGAACGTGGCCACACACTCCCTCTGCGTGAGGGCACGGCACTTGGATTTCCAAACATTGGAAAGAAGACAGTTGAACGGCTGATGGCAATGGGAATTGTAATTCCAAACACTCCCGAATCAATGACGTGCCAACATTGCGGCCAAAGGCTTCCACATAGCGGTAAAAGATTTGAAAAATGAGAATCCGAACCATCAAGCCGGAGTTTTGGAGCCACGAAGACATCGCTGATCTCGCTCCGATCTGCCGCTTGCTCTTCATCGGGCTATGGAGCATGGCCGACCGACGCGGACGACTTGAAGACCGACCCAGGAGGATCAAGGCGTCAGTTCTTCCCTACGACGAGGCAGACATTGACGATCTACTGAACCAACTTCACGCAGCTGGATTCATTATCCGCTACACGCTTAACGAATTGGAACTGATTCAGGTTGTGGGATTTGAGAAGCATCAGCGAATCAACGGCAAGGAGGCTGAAACTGAATCGGAATACCCAGAGCATACCCCGGGAAGCGAAAGGGAAGCACCCGGGAAGCACCCGGGAAGCACCCGGGAAGCAGTCGAGATCACAGGAAGGGAAGGGAAGGGAAGGGAAAGGAAAGGAAAGGAAGGAGATCCCGCATGCGCGGGACTCAATAGGAAATCATTCGACCCATCCGCGTTGACGATCCCCGACGCACTCGACACGCCGGAATTTCGCAACTCCTGGGAAAAATGGGTCAGCCATCGGATGAAGCTCAAATCCGTGAAGGGCTGGGAGGAGTTTTTCACCGAACAACTCAACTGGCTTGTCCAATACGGGACCGATGGAGCGATTGGAATCCTCAATCTAAGCACGCTGAACCGGTACCAAGGCCTTTTCCCACCTAAGGCAGGGTCAGGACAGCGGACACCAAATCAAAATGGCTCTAAACGCATTTTAGACACTCAACCACAAATCGAAATACCGGAATTCCAATGAACAAAGACCAACTAGCAGAAAAACTGAACGGGCGTGAATACGGGAGCGAGATCGAAAAGGCTGAATGCGAAGAGGCAAAGGCGGCAGGGCTAGTCGTCATTTTCGGATACTCGGACGACAGCATTGAGCTTAATGGGGCCATCCATGATGAGGTTGGAGGTTACGGTGGCGCTTCATTCAAAATTCACAGCAAGGACATTCTCCCTCTACATACAGACTGCGACTGTGAGTACTGCGGGTTTGATTCGATGGCCGCCAAGTGCGCCACCATCGAAGGGTCATTCGGAGATAACGAATCAGGATACGCATGGGAATTTAAAACCAAAATCCCACACGCCACTTTCGAGGTCGTGGAAGCCGGGGAAGTCTATTCCCAAGGCATCGTGATCAGCATCGATGACCTTCCAAAGCTATGAACCAAATCTTAATTGCATTCGCATTCGCTACGGTGTTTGTCTTTTTCTGCTGCCTGTTTGAAAGTCTTTGGAAGATATTCGTTCACCCTAGGCTGGAGGCGGCTTTTGAAAGACTCTTCCAATGGTGGGAGGGAAAACGATGAGCCAATCCCTCGAACAACTCAACGCCGACCTCCTGCGCCGACGCGCAGCACAGCCAAAGGCCAAGGAGCCTGAGCCGGAGGACTACACGGAAATTCTCTCCCGAATCAAAGTCGTGTCTGATGATGAGGCTGAGAAGCTACGGAAGCCAGAATTCCAGGATCCAAGGCATCCGAAGTTTGAGGCGCTTTGCCGAGCGGCTGGATTACCCAAGAGGCACACGCAAAAGGACGATCTCGACCGATCGGGCAAGTGGGGTGAGACCGAGGCTAAGCTGATTAAGCGACTTGGGACCGGCTACACCTGCGCGTTGATCGGTCCGAGCGGTCGCGGGAAAACCCAGTTGGCGGTGAACGTGGGCCGGGAAGTCATCCGTGCTGGAAGAACTGTCGAGTTCACCACGGCGTCAATCTTCCTGATGAGGATCAAAGAGACATTCAAACCCACCAACAAGCGGACCGAGCTTCAAGTCATCGAGGAGCACGCGGAGAGGCACCTTCTGATCATCGACGAGGTCGAGAAGCGCAAACAGGGCGACTGGGACGGGGACCAGCTTTATACCCTGATCAATGAACGCTATAACGGCATGTTGGACACGATCCTGATCGGAAACGTCGGAACGCCCAACGAGCTTCAGGAGCTTATGGGGATACCCATGGCAGACCGGATCAGGGAGACGGGCGGAGTTATTGTGTGCGATTGGCCGTCATACAGGGAGCCGAGAGTATGAAAACCATCACCAAAAAAGGCAAAGACGTGAAAATCGTCTATTCCGGAACGTGTCCCGTGTGCCTCACTGAATTCAACTGCGAAGAGTCCGATTTGAGGCTTCGCGTCATGTCGCTTCGATTCCCATCCGCGCACGCCGTAACAGATTGCCCGAAGTGCAAATTCCCAAACGTCCAAGTCAGCATGGAAACCCACATCATAATCAAAAAACCATGACCTGCATCATCGTCGAAATTAAACCCGAAAACCGCTCAAAACCCGTCCAGGTCAGGGCGCATATTCGGGGCCATTCACTCACGCGTGACTTCGCGTGGAACAAGAGCCCACGGGAAAACGCATTCACCACCGTCATGGCGTTCCGCGACCAGTTCTTACCAGGGAAGGAATTGGGACTTTGCAAGGAGCTTGGACGTTCCAAATACAAGTTTCCGATCCTCTCTTGACGCGCATAAGTTCAGCTTGCATGGGTAGGACATGCAATGTCCTAGGCTGGTCCTGTTGGTCCTTCTCGCCGCACTCCAAACGGCATCGGCAGTCATCATCCCGTCAAACCGTGTAGCCGCATGGCAGCCGGGCGCACCTGGGGTGCTTGGGACCGTTGGAGTCCCTTACGGCATTCCGGATGACAGGACGCAATTCTGCGACGCCTCCGTTTCTATCCCAGGGACAAACATCGTTGCGGACCCGACCGAGACCGTTGACAGCTCGGCAGCGATTTGGGCCGCTATGGCTCTCTGCCCTAGCAACCAATTCGTTTACTTTCCGCAGGGCCGATACCGCATTGATAATCGGATTCAGATCGGTAATTCATTTGGCGTCCCTTGGATCAACAATCGGACCATCAGGGGCCACTCAGCACGCACAACCAACACCACCTTCGTTTACCGGATCAACAACTCCGGACACCACGGAATCACGATTGGATCAGGTCGCATTGCAGACGGTGGCGGGTTCCAGACCGGATCGGCGGGTGTGGCGCTGTCTTCGGATCTTCCAACGGGTTCAACAAGCGTCACACTCTCAAGCCTTCCTGCAAACATCATCGTCGGGTCAATCATCTGGTTCGACGAGCTAAACGACGACGTTTTCGTAACGTCGAAAGGCTCAGGGTGGCCAACTGGGACGGGTGCGACAGCCTATGACCGACCCCGCAACGGGACGCGCAACCGGGCTAGCTATCATCGAGTGAGTTCAGTTGTTGGGACAACGGTCACGTTTTCACCGCCAATCCCGCTTGGTTTCACGGTCGCGCAAAGCGCTATGGCCATCGGCCTAATGTCCACGCGATCCGGAGCGGCTTATGGCTGCAATATCGGCTTCGAAAACATCAACTTTGAGCAGCATTCATCTGCGACGATGGGCTCACTCGTGCGATTCGATCCAGTAACCGGAAGCTACGTCAAGGACTGCCGATTCAATCTTCCTAAGTCCCGCGCAATCCAAGTCTCGGGCGCTGTTCACTGTGAATTCACGGGCAATGATTTCGTGAAGGCGGGCGCTTACACAGTCAATGCGGGTTACGCGATGGAATGCACGCACATGGGCGGATGCTTGATTGAGAATAACGCGGTGAATGAATTCTACATCTCAGCCATCCTTGAAAACTCAAGCTACAACGTCATCGCATACAACGGATTCCTTTGGGGTCACTCAAGCACGGCAGGCACTCAGATCACGGACACGTCAACTCACGCGGCTTTCTGTTGCTACAATTTGTGGGAGGGGAATAAGTGCCAGCGCGGGGCAATCGACTTTTACCACGGCACAAGCGGACTGAATACCTTCCTGCGAAACCACTTCGTCGGGACCGATACGAACATTACCGGCAACCGCATTTGCCTTTCAATCGACGCTTATTCGCAGTCAAACAACGTAGTCGGAAACATCCTGAGCGACCCGAGCTTGTTCTGGTATTCGGCGGTTACAACCTATGACTTTTTCAACCAATCCAACCTAGTCTTTCGTATTGGATACCCTGAAATCGGCAACAACCGATGGCCTTCGGGCGCAGGAGCGAATAACGGAACGCAAGATTCAAGCGTTACGAATACGATGATCTTGACCGGCAACCGATACGTCAACGAGTCGAGCCAATGGGAAACCTATTGGCATCCGAGCATCGCGGACCATTCGATTCCTCAGAGCCTATTCAGATCACAGAAGCCTGCTTACTGGGGAACGTGGACATGGCCGCCTATTGGGCCTGACGTGCAAGGTTACACCAACACCATTCCAGCAGTGGCTCGCCTCCTCAATCTTTCCGCGCCAATCGTCGGGCCTTCTGTGGGGGTCAGGCGCTTTGGGTTCTGATGATCACGCTGAATTTCAAAGGAATTTCGGAGACGCTGAACACGTTGAAGAATGTTCAGAAGCAGGTTAATTACGCATCTTCTAGGGCGCTAAACAACCTCGCAAAGAACGTCCAACGGATGGAGATCACAGATGAGCTTCCGAACTCGCTTAAAATCCGATCTCAATGGTTCAAGCCGGGCACAAAGTTCGGCGTGAATATCAAATTCAGCAGCAAGACAAACCTTGTAGCTGTTGTCGGGTCGCAAGCTAACTGGCTTAACTTAGTCGAAC